GCAGCTGAGGGAGGAGCGGGCCAGAGAAGCCGATCAGGAACGCCGGACGGCGCTGCTGGAACGGCTGGAGAAACTGACGAAGGAGGGCAGTGAGGAATGAACCTGTCCGAAATGAACGGCGAACAGCTCCAGGCGAGACTGGAAGAGCTGAAAGCCGAAACTGCGGAGGAGAAGCGTGACGCGCTTTCCACCGATGAACTGGAAGAGCGGGTGAAAGAGATGGAAGCCATCACGGCTGAGATCGAGGCCCGCAAGGCTGCCGCGGCCGAAGAGGCCCGGAAGTGCGAAGAGATGGCTGAAAAGCCTGGTGAAAAAATTTTTGAGGAGGATAGAAAAATGAATTACGACGTTTCTTCTCCTGAGTACAGGAGCGCGTTCCTGAAGACCATGAAGGGCATGGAGCTGAACGCCGAAGAGCGGGAAGCCTATGTGGCGACCACCGGCGACACCACTGCGAACAATCACGGCGCGGGCCTGCTGGTCCCCACCGAGATGCTGAACAACATCTGGAGCCTGATCGAAGAGCAGCACGCGATCCTGGGTGATATTACCCTGTACCGCACCAACACCTATCTGAGCATCCCGGTGCATACCGCGATTGCCCAGGGCGACGCCACCGCCGTGAGCGAGAACGCCGCGAACGACGACGAGATCAACAACTTCATGACCGTGACGCTTCACGGCCGGGATTACTCCAAGACCGTCAAGATCTCCTACGCCATGGCGCAGATGAGCATTGATGCCCTGGAGACCTACCTGACCAATGAGATCGCGGCCCGTCTGGGCGCGGCGATGGCCCGGGATACCATCACCGGCATCCTGACCGACTATCACACCACCGATAATACGGTCGTGGCGCTGAACAACACCCTGATCTACGGCGACGTGGCGAAGGCTTTCGGCGCCCTGAAGAACAAGAACGGCGGCGCGGTGGTGTACGGCACCAACAAGACAATCTACACCCGCCTGGCCACCCTGGAAGACACCGAGGGCCACCTGATCTTCCAGCCCGACGCCAACGCCGGTGTTGAAGGCCGCCTGCTGGGCGCTCCCGTGAAGGTGGATGACGGCCTGGCGGACGACGTGCTGCTGATCGGCTACCCGAAGAACGTGGTCGGCAACGTGGTTCAGGATGTCATGGTCGAAAACGACCGCGATATCAGCAAGCACGTGATCATCTACTCCGGCTATGCCCGGTACGAGTCCAAGCTGATCGCGCCGAAGAGTTTTGCCAAGATCACCGTTACCAGCGCCACCACGGCGGGCTGAGCGGGAGGTGACGCGGGATGAAGGTTATCGTGACGAAAGACTTCTATGACCTGACGGCCTTTTGCGGCCGCTGGGCCGGGGACGTGATCGAGGTGCCGGAAGACCGCGCCGCCCGACTGATCGAAATGCGGCTTGCGGAAGCTGAGGGCGTGAAAGCACCGAAAGCGAAACCGGCCGCAAAGAAGACGGTAAAAAAGAACTGATCCGACGGCTTCGGCCTGACGATACCCCCAAGGCGGCAGGCTGCCCCTCCGCCTGGGGGATTTTTTGTGCAGGGGCGGCAAGGGGCAGCGACATGAAAACATTGATTGCAGTACCGTGCATGGACACGGTGGACGCGTACTTTGCGAAGAGTCTGGCGCAGATGGCCCGCGTGGGCGACTGTATCGTGGAATTCGAGATCGGGACGCTGGTGAATTTCGCACGGGACCGGCTGGCCGGGAAAGCGATCGGCGCGGGATGCGATTTCATCCTGTGGCTTGACAGCGACATGGTTTTCGACGAGGACCTGATGATTCGGCTGATGGCCGACATCCGGCAGGGAGACCGGGACTTTGTGACCGGGATCTACCACTATCGGAAACCGCCCTATAAGCCTGTGATCTGGGAGAAATTCAAGCGGACGGAGATCCACGGGACCGCGGAACAGGAACAGTACCTGCAGTATCCAAAGGACCGCCTTTTTGAGGTGGAAGCGTGCGGATTCGGCGGATGCCTGATGCGGACACGGATGATTGAGCCGGTCATGGCGAAATACAACGCATTGTTCTCGCCGATGGACCGGTGCGGGGAAGATATGAGCTTCTGCGCGAGGGCGACAGCCATGGGCTTTAAGTTCTGGGCCGATCCTTCCATCCAGCTGGGGCACCGTGGGTACATGATCTGCGACTGGCAGCAATGGGACGCGTGGCAAGCACAAGAGCGAGGTGAACGGAATGCTGAAGGAATGCAAGCTGGCGCTCAGGGTGACCGCGGCCCAGTATGAGCCGGAGCTTTGCCGGCTGATGGAGGCGGGCGCGAAGGATCTGGAGATCGCCGGAGTGGTGCTTCCGGGCACGGTCGCCTTCGCGGAGACGAATGACGGAATCCAGGATAATTCCACCCTGACGGATGCGCTGTGCGTGACGGCGATCCTGACCTATGTCCGGGCCCACTTCGGAAGCCCGGCGGACTATGACCGGATCGAAGCGGCCTACCAGACCCAGAAGGTCCAGCTGATGCACGCGGGGAGCTACACCGACTATGAGGGCGGTGATGGCGAATGATTCGGGCGGAGGTCTGTGACCTGATCACGGTCAGCCCTGAGGCGGCCGGCGTCGGAACGGATCCGGAGGAGACCCGGCGGACGGTTTTCTGCACGCTGCGGTCAATTGGCCAGCAGGAAGCCTATATGGCTCTTGCTCAGGGACTGAACCCGGAGCTGAAGGTGGTTCTGGCGCATGACTTTGAGTATCAGGGCGAGAGGCTCTGCGAGATCAATGGCGTGCGCTATGACATCCTGAGGACCTACGTGACCGAGGCGGACGGGATCGAGCTGACCCTGCAGAGGGTGCAGCGGAACGCGAAACCAGGGGAGGTGTGACGATGCCGAGCGAGTACGAGGCCCTTGTGGCCGCGCTGAAGCTGACTGACATCCCCTTTGCGGAATATGCCTGGAAGAATCGGCCTGAAGGCACCTATGGCGTGGTCAGCCTGGACTTTGAAAGCGGCCAGCTGGAGGGGGACGGGCTGAAGCAGGACCGGAGCTGGGAAGCCAGCGTGGACGTCTTCTTCTCCAGGCTGAGCGAGCGCGAGGATCTGATCAGCACCGTCGAGGAGATCCTGACGGAGATCTGCGGGGACAGCTGGGAGCTGAACAGTTCCACCTATGAAAACGCCACCGGACTTTTCCATGTGGAGTGGACCTGTCAGGTCATGGACGGCGGTGATGCCTGATGCCGATCACAGCCAAGGTGGAAGGCATGGAAGAGATCAGCGAGATGCTGACCAGGCTGGAAGAGGACGGCCCGAAGGCTGCGGCTGCCGGACTGTATGACGGCGCCGGGATCATGGCCAAAACGATTGAGAGCGGCATTGACGGGATCAAAACCGCACCATTTAAGTACACCAAGTTCGGGACCCGCCTGCCGTCGCCTGAAGAGGTCGGCGCGATCCGGGGCGCTATCGGTATTGCCAAGTTCGACAAAAACGGCGCGGAGGTCAACACTTCAGTTGGTTTTGCGAACGCCGGATACGCCGATGTGGCCGGAAGGCAGAAGGCTATCGCGCTGGTTGCCAATTCGATCAATTCCGGAACCAGTTTCATGCAGAAACAGCCGTTTTTCCGCAGGGGCGCCAGCGCAGGCGCGAAAGCGGCGGAGGCGGCGATTATCAAAACCATCGAGCAGAGACTCGATGAGAAGAACCTGAAGTAATGGAGGTAAAACGATGAACGCGAATGTCGGAATGGTTTATCCTGTCGCGTCTCCCATCAGCGCCTACACTCCGGGCACGGCGCCAACCTACGGCACCGGCGCGGTGCTGGAGGAAGCCAGGGCGGCCAGCGTGACCTGGAACCGGGCTGACGGGCATTTTTTCGGCGATGATGTCGAGCTGGACAGCGACAACGGCATCCTTGGTTACGGCATCGACTTCGAGCCGACCGGATTGAGCGATGCCGGCCGGGTGCTGCTGCTGGGCGAGGTCAAGGCAAGCGATGAGTACACGATCACGGACGCCGCGGCTCCGGATGTGGGCTTTGGTTATATCCGCGTGATGCGGGACAAGGGCGTGACAAGCTACGAGGGCTGGTGGTATTACAAAATAAAGTTCTCCCTGAACTCCGAGGAGACCCGGACGAAGGAGCAGAATATCGAATGGCGGACGCCCACGCTCAACGGCACCGGCGCCGGCGTGCAGCTGGCCGCGGACGGTCCGCTGAGCTTCGCGGTGCATCAGAGCTTTGAGACTCTGACCGCCGCGAAGACCTGGCTGAAGGGCAAGGCCGGAATCACCTGATCATGACACGGAGCGGAGGATCTGCAGTCCTCCGCTCCGCTTTTTTGCGAATGAAGGGAGAAGGGAATGGCAGAAATCAGACTGCGGGGGCGGAAGATTCCCCTGCTGTATACCGTTTACGAGATGAAGCAGGTGCAGGAAGAGATCTGCAGCCTGGGAGATTTTCAGTACGTCATCTTCGGGCGGAACCCGGATGACGACAAGGACAACGGCAAATACGGAAGCGCGGAGCACCTGAGCGCTCTGGCCGGGCTGATCCGGATCATGGGCAATGCGGGGCTTGAGGAAGCCGGGGAAAAGCCGGATCTGACCGACAAGTGGATCATGCGGGCCATGAGACCGGCATCTATATCGGATTATATCGCCGCATGTGCGGATGCGCTGAATGAGGGCATGTCGAGCGAGTATCCGCAGGAAGAGGCGGAAGGCCCGGTGGATGTCACGCTTGAGGAAATGAACAAAAAAAAAGAGAAGGACGGCTGACCTATCTGATGGTGGTCAGCTGGGGACTGACCGCGGGGCTGCGGGTGGATGAGATTCACCGGATGCGGCCCGGCGCGGTCATGGATCTTTATCTATACAGACGGCAGTATGACAGCATCATGCACTGGCTGCCGGGGAGGTGAGTAGATGGCGGGCGTAAATGTCAAGATGGGCGTCAGCGGCGTCCAGCAGTTCAAGCAGGCGATGAAGGAAAGCCAGGCCGCCGTCAAAACCCTTGACGCCGAGCTGAAGCTCAATGAACAGCAGTTGCGGAGCAACGGCGATCAGCAGCAGTACATGGAGCAGAAGACCAAACTGCTGCAGGAGCAGATCAAAAAGCAGACCGAAGTCGTCAATCAGGCTCAGAAGGCTCTGGAAGCCATGAGCAAAAACGGCGTCAAGGAGAGCTCAACCGCTTTTCAGAACATGAAGCAGCAGAGCCTTGCCGCCCAGACCCAGCTGTCCGCGATGCAGGCAGAGCTGGAAAATGTCGGGGCCGCCGGGGAACAGGCCGCAAACGACCTGAGCGGGATCGGAAGCCAGCTGAACAGCATCAAAATGAATGCCAGCTGGGAGAACATCGCCAGCGGGGTTGAAAAGATCACCGAGAAGATGGAGGCCGCCGGGCGGGCCGCCTGGAACATGGGCAAGAAGATTGTCCAGGCGACACTGAGCGGCGGGCAGTGGGCGGATGATCTGGCGACCACGGCGACACAGTGGCAAATGGATCCGGAAGATGTTTACAGGATGCAGCAGACCGCTAATCTGATCGACACCAGCGCGGAGACGATATTCCAGAGCCGCCAGAAACTCCTGAAGGCCATGGGCGGAGAGGATGACAAGGCCGCCATGGGAGCCTTTGCGGCGCTCGGCATCAGCGACCTGCGTGGGACAAAGGAAAACATTGAGGATGTCTTCTGGACCGCCGGCGAAGGCCTGATGCAGATGGAGGACAAGGTCGCTCAGAACGAATATGCCATGAAGCTGTTCGGGCGAAGCTGGTCGGAGATGATCCCCATCTTCCAGGCCGGGCGGAAGGCTTACGAGGAAACCTACAACAGCTGGACATGGATGGGCGATGAGCAGTTCAACAAGCTCGGGCAGATGAACGATGAGCAGATGGAACTCCAGACCGAGTGGGAGAATTTCCAGCATCAGTTTGAGGCTTCGCTGGCTCCGGCACTGACTGAAGTCATGACAATCCTCAACAACCTGATGCACGAGTTTAACACCTATCTGACCAGCGATGAAGGTCAGGAGATGCTCAAGAGCCTGGGCGAGACCGTCAGCGGGATGTTTGAGGATCTGAAGACCATCAAGCCCGAAGAGATCATGGAAAAGATCAAAGAGGCGCTGGATGCTATCAAGGACGGGCTGAACTGGCTGATCGAAAATAAGGACAGCGTCAAGACGGCGCTGACCGTCATCGCGGGCGGTTTTGGCCTGCTGAAGCTGGGATCTCTGGCGGCGAACATCGGAAAAGTTATATCCGGGCTGAAGGGCGTTCTCCCAGGAACGGGGGCGGCGAGCGGAAAGACCGGCGCGTCCGGGGGGTCCGGAGGACTATCTGGTTTTTTGAACAATGCTGTGACCGGGGCCGGAACCAGCCATGTGCTTGGCGAGGCGAGTGCGCTGACACGGAATGCCAGGGTGTTTGAGAACGGCATGAATGCTGACAGCATCGCCGCATGGGTGGATGCTCAGATCGCAAGCGGATTTATAGCGCCGGGAGACCGGGAGAAATACCTGCAGCAGAACCTGAAGCTTTTGGACTTCCAGAGCCAGACGCACCGGGCGAATCTGGAAGGCACCGGGGAGCTGATCTACAAGGACCGGACGCCCAACCGGATGGGCGGGGACTATTTTGGAGTGCCAGAACACCTGACTAAGATGGCGCGGGTGGCGGAAGAGAGCACGGAAGCCACGACCAAAGCCACAGCATCCAGCGACAAGATGACGGCTGCGGCGGAGACCCTGAGCCAGATGCCCGCGGAGATGTACGCGGTTGTCGAGAACGCGATCCGGACCGGGATGGCGGGCGTGACCATCGTCATCAATGAGAGCGCTGTGGATACCATCGGCCGCCGGATGAGCGGAGGGATGGGCACCAGCCTGATGAATCTTTTGAACTGAGCGAGGTGGCAGCATGATCTTATCGAAGCGGGCGGCGCTGGGCGGGGTCCAGCTGGATGAGCTGCATGAGGCCATCGTCATCCAGCGGATCGATCCCGGCACGACGCAGAAAAACATCAGCACCGTATCCATGATGGGCGGGGCTGGCCAGCGGATCACCGGGGAGCACTGGGAGACGCTGGATGTTGTGATTGAGTTCGGAATCAATTTGCCGAAGCGAGAAATGGAACTGCGGCGGCAGATCTTTGACATGGTCGCCGCGTGGGCGCTCCGGGGCGGATGGCTGACGGTCAACTGGATGCCGAACAGGAGGCTGTGGGTGGACCGTGTTGAACTCCCAAACGGCGGGGATATGTGGGAGTGGACCAACACCTACTCCCTCACCCTCAGGGCGTACAGCGTGCCATTCTGGCAGGATGAGATGCCGGTCACGGCGGTGCATCAGCTGATCACCAGCGGCACGGTCGGCATTGAGGTCGGCGGGACGGTGCAGAGCGTGCTGGATGTAGAATTCCGGAACCGCAGCGGCATGACGATCAACAACTTCCGGGTGACGGCGGGCGGAAACGAGATTGTTCTCAGCTCGCTGGGGCTGGGCGGGGTGGAGACCCTGAGTATCCATCACGGGACGGACGGCCTGCTGCGGATCACCGCGGGCGGGCGGAGCGTGCTGGACAGGCGGACGGGATCGGATGACCTGTACGTGATGCCGGGGAGCAACATCGTGACGGTCCAGGCTGACCGCGCGGGGGCTCTGACCGTCCGGAGCTATGGGAGGTATGCCTGATGATACTGCTGAGCGGACACAGCCTGACGCAGGCGCGAAAAGTCCCGCTGGAATCGCTCAGCCTGAGACTGAGCGAGCGGGAGAGCACGGGGAGCATGGTGCCAGTCCTGATGGACGGTATCAGCATTGACAGCTGGTTTCTGGACGACACAAAGCCGGGAAAGGGCATCGTGTGGCGGGTGCGGAGCATCCAGACGGCCTACGCGACGGACACCCCGGCGGTCCAGCTTGAGCATGTGATCTGCAGTCTCAAGGACAGGATCCTGTTCGGTGAGCACGGGCCGTCGGACATGGGCGGAGGCGATACGGCGACCGCCGAGCAGGCGATCCGGTACGCGCTGCAGGGCCAGAGCGACTGGCGGCTGGGCCGGTGCGAGTACAACTTTTCGTCGCCTTACAAGTTTGACGGGGAAAGCATCTATGACGCCATCGCCAAGGTGACCGGGACGCTCGATGAATCCTGGTGGGATCTGGATACGAGCACTTATCCATTTGTGCTCAACATTATCCGCAAGCCCGCCGGGGCGGCCTGCGAGCTGAGGCCGGGGCGGAACCTGTCGGCGCTGTCCAGACAGATTGACACGAGCGGGATGATCACCCGGTTTTATCCAATCGGCAAGGACGACCTGCACATCCCGACCAATTACATCAGCCGGAATGAAGAGGCCTACGGCGTGCGGGAGCGGGTCGAGGTCGATCAGGAGATTGAGACCGTCGAAGAGCTGACAAGCTGGGCGAATGAAATGCTGCGGAAGCACGCGCATCCGATTGTCACCGTCACGGCGGAGGGGCTGGAGCTTGCGGACGCTACGGGGGAGAGCCTGGACAGGCTGACCCTTGGCCGGATCTGCCGGATTCCGCTGCAGGAATTCGGCACGACCATCGAAGAGCGGATCACCCAGATCGAATATACCGACAAGCTCCGGCAGCCGGAAAAGATCCGGATAACGATGAGCAACCAGCAGACCGACCGGGATATCCTCCGCCTGATTGCGGAAGAAATGAAGACCGGCGGAGGCCGGGGCGGGCGTGGAGGCCGGGGCGCGGCCAAGCAGTCCAAAGAGGACCACGCGTGGTTCGAGGACACCAACAGCCACGTGGCGATGTGCGCGGTCGGCATAATCGGAAAGGATGCCCAGGGCAAGCCGAACTGGCAGAGGCTGAGCCGGCTGGAAGTCAACGAGAACGGCATCTACGGCGAAGTGCAGGGCGTACAGAATGATATTAAGGTGGCCGGCACCCTGATCGAACAGAACGAGAATCAGATCAAACTGGAGGCCAAGCGCTTTGACGAAGGACAGGCGCGGCTGACCGCCAGGATCCAGGTGGAGGCTGACCGGATCACTGCGGAAGTCAAGAACCGGCAGCAGCAGGGCGAGAACCTTTCCAGCCGGATCACGCAGACGTCCAGAGAGATCACAGCGGAGGTCAATCGGGCCAGCGCCGCGGAAGGAAAGCTGAGCTCCAGGATCACGGTCAATGCCAACGGGATCAGCACGAAGGTCGAGAAGAACGGCGTCATCAGCGCGATCAATCAGACGGCTGAGTCTGTTACGATCAGCGCGAGAAAGATTAACTTGAGCGGATATGTGACGGCATCTGAGCTTGCGTCAACGAACGCGAAAATTGACAATCTTATCGGCGGCATGACGGCGTTTGAAAGCGTGAGGACGCCGAAACTTTATCTGGGCAGTTGGCTAATACATTTAAGCACAATTGATGGAAACAAGGTGTTGACATGGGGATAAAAGACCGGATCGAAAGCGTATACAACTCCCTGCAGGATCTGGACATGAAGCCCACGCCGCACAACGTGGGGATTATGGGCGATGTCTACTTCACCCTGCGGGGGATCTACAGAGAGCTTGAGGAGGCAGAGAATGCGGGAGCAAAAGACGGGACAGCGGCTGATCCTGGCGGACGGGACGAAGCTTGAGGACAGCTATGCCGGATATGCGGAGGGTTACCTCTGGTGCTACCTCCGCGGGCTGAGCATGGCCGAGGCCGGGGCGCTTTTCCTGGACCCGGAGAAGACCGCCGTGATCAAGTTTGAGTACGGCGAAATGGAAGATGTCTATGAAGGTATGACCGAATGCAGGATCCTCCGCATGGATCTTGACGGACAGATCGCTGTCTGCATGACAAAGGGAGGCGAGGCGAATGGCTAAGGCGACCGGGTTTCAGATTGATCTGGAAACCATGGATATCAAAATGAACGCGGGAGACACCGGAAGCTATATTGTGCAGGGAGAACGTGAGAGCGGGACGGAATGGAACGCGGACGACCGGATGCTGTACACGATCCGGAATGCCCAGAAGGAAATCGTGCTGCAGAGGTTCTACCGGCTGGATGATGCCTTTGGGCTGGGCGACGGTATGGTTCTGGTTGAATTTCACAACGACGATACCGACGACTGGGAAGTGGGCATGTACGATGTCGAGATCCGGTTTGACATCGATCCAGTATGGGAAGGAACAGCCCCGACCGGGCGGTGCGAAGACGCGCTCCGGACGGATGCGGCCATCGTGGAAGGCAGCATTGTCCGGACGGCTATCCACTCCACGCTGACCATCGAAGAGATCTACGGGACGATTTAAGGATAGGAGGATACCCAAATGAGCGAACTTAATGAGGCGGTAAGGGTCACGGTACAGGATGCGGGCGTCATCACCGTGCCGATTGACGCCACGCTGACCAGAAGCAACGAGGCCGCGGACGCAAAGGCGGTCGGGGATGCGCTGGCGCTGAAGGCCGACAAGAGCGAGCTCGCGAACGCGATCACGGTCAACGGGCAGGCGGCGGACGCCCAGGGGCAGATCATCGTCACGGCTGAGGATACCAAAATCAGCGACAGCGACAGCACGACTGTCAAGGCGGCGATTGAGACGGTCGCCAGGCGGACAGCGCAGGATATCCGGATGGATTCCACTCCGACCGCGCAGACTATCGCGCAGGCCATGGCATCCGGCGCGACCAGGACGGCGGACCAGATCGCGATGAGCGCGGCAGATCAGACCACGGTCAAGGCCAGAACGGACGCGCAGGCGGCAGCCATCACGGAGCTGCAGCTGGCCGTCAGCGAGATGGCCGAGCAGACCGGTGCGGACATCCCATATCAGGCCGGGAGCGCGGAGACCATCAAGCAGCACGTGGACGCGCTGGAAGAGGACAAGGTCAGGACGGTCAACGAGATTGGGCCGGACGCGAACGGTAATATCGCCCTGGAGCGGGTACCCTACGCGGACAACCTGTACAGTGAGGACGCCGACCAGGTCAATGCCAGTTTTATCGCCCGCACCACCGGCGGGAGCGGAAGCCTGAGCGACGGCAACGCGTGGGCGCAGAGCATCCAGGGCAACAGGACCCGGGAAGGATATGTGCAGGAGCGCATCCAGATGACCATCACGCCGGTGCAGAGGACAGCCCCCGCAGCCATCACGGCGGTGCTGGATGAGGCGACCTTTGAGGCGTTTGTAGGCATCGCGGGAACCTATACCCTGACCTACTACGATGCGGGCGGATGGGACGCCAATCCGACTTCCTTTGGCCTGACGATCAGCAATGACCCGGTGGATGGGGATTCCATCACCATCGTCTGGGACGGCACCAATGATGCCGTGATGACGGTCAACGCCGTGCCGAGGGTGGTGCCTCCGGTGATCACGGCGACGATTGACCGGTCTGTTTTTGTGCAGTACGTGGCGGCCAGCGGAACAATTGTACTGGTTTACGGGGCGAGCGGATGGAGTGAGGACCCGGCGGCCTACGGCATTGATGTGCAAAATGTGCCGGTGGTCGACGATCAGATCAGCGTGGCATACACCAAAGAGGTCCGCGGGACGATCACAGTGGCAACGCCAACAAGGCTGGTCGCGACCGGATGGAACCTTTTCCGGCGGGCTCTTGGATATGCGCGGGTGGTGCGGTACTCCGATCTGTTCGGGTACAAAATCGGCGGAAGCTACAGCGCCGTGAAGTTCGCGCCGACCCTGACCGGGACGCAAACCGACGTCAGCGTGGACAGCAACGGGCTCTTCCAGGTGCCGAGCGACGGCTTTGTGTTCGTCACGGGCGGCGGGACTGACACCTACATCTACACCACGTGGAGCGACTGGGTCAGCGGATACGAGGGCGACTTCGAGGCGTACACTGAGAACGCGGTTGCACTGAGCGACATCATGACGGCGGTCTTCCCCTATGGGCTGTGCAGGGTCGGGGATGTCCGGGATGAGATCGATCTCCGGCATAAGCAGGCGATCAGCCGGATCCAGCGGATGACGTACAGCGAGGAAGCCAGGGCGAGCGCCGAGGCCAGCGGGCTGGCGTATGAGGTGGATGAGAACTACATCTACATCGTGCGCGATACCGAAGAGGTGACCGCGATCACGCTGGAGGAAGAATACACCGTCAGCGAGCACGGGCTTGAATTCTTCGACGGAGCGACGGTGCCGGTGTACTGCGAGATCCTGTATGGTGTCAACCTGAAGGACAAGCTGAAAAGGGATGTTGTGACGATATCACAGCAGACCCTGACGGCGGCTCAGCAGACACAGGTGCGGGACAACCTGGGCGCAGCTGCAGCTGTGGATCTCACCAACCTCCGGGCCGGGCTGACCTATGTCGAGAGCGGGGACACGATCGCGGCGAACGCAAACTATACGGCTGGGAAATTTATCTGCTGGAAGGGCGAGATCTACCGGATCCTGAGCACGATCAATACCACCGTGACCAGCTCCAACTGGACAACCTACCTGACCAAGCAGGACGGGATCGGCGGGGCGCTGAGCCAGATCAATGGCGATCTTGCGTCGTTAAACAGCAATAAAACGGATTTTGAAGGCGGTACATTTGCACCAGTTTTTCCACGAGATACCATTTCAAATTTATACGGAAGTTGGTTACGCATAGGCAATATTTTATTTATCACGGCGCAATGGACAAATACCCACAATTCAGGGGTCGGGGGTAGCTATATAGATGTATCAAGTATACCAACTCCGACAGGTTATCGCCGTGGATATGGTTTGCACGGCAATTGGTACTCATACACAACAGATAAACAAGGGTCCTGCGGACAGTTTGGCGAAAATGAAAACATGCGATTTGAGAATGGTGGAACCCCAATTGCTTTACCTGATGATAGAATCTCTATGAATGCATGGTGTTTGGTTTTTCCTAACTAAAATTGCTGTATTACGAAGTACCGACCGACAAAAAACATTATTATTCATTAAAAATCACCCGGCCAGCTGCCGGGTGAAATAAAATTATTGGAGGTAAACCATTATGTTCTACATGGTAGTGAGAATCTTCCGGACATCCCAGGACAACAACAGCATCCAGTATTTCAACGTCGCGGACTATGAGAGTCAGGACGCCTGCCTGCGCGCAGCTGAGGCCCGGTTCCATAACATCATCACCGCGGATCTCCAGAATCCGGATGTGGTCTACCAGATGACCGCAATCCTGGACAACGCCGGCAACTTCGTCGAGAAGCCCGTGATCTTTGACCGCAGGGGCGAATAATCAGGCATAGATCCTGAGGAGGGGGTGGCCTGATGGGTAAGCTTAACATCCAGCAGATGACAGCCTCAGCTGAGGCGGCGATGGGCTGGCCGTATGTCAGCCCGGGATCCAATGACAGCCGGGGGATTGACTGCAGCGGGCTGTTTGTCCGGATGTACCGGGATCAGGGGGCAATAATCGCCCACGGCAGCAACAGCATCTATCACAAGTACTGCAGCGAGACGGCGAAGCTGACAGACGTGTCTCAGCTGATTCCAGGAATGGCGGTCTTTAAATGCTCCAAATGGGACGATGACGATGCCGGCAATCAGTGGTATGGAAAAGAGCCGGGAGATCTGCATCACATTGGATATGTGGCCAGCGTTAATCCGCTCCGGATCATCCACGCATCCAGCGCCGCGGGCTGTGTCACTGAGGATCATAAGATCGGCAAGTGGGCGTATTATGGCCGGCTGAAGGATGTGGACTACGGCAGCGAGCCTGCTCCCGCTCCGGAGCCTGAGCCAGCCCCGCAGCCGGTGATCACCAAGATCGTCCACGCAGAAAATGGATCCACCGTAAACCTGCGGAAAAAGCCGGACGGCGACCTGGTTGACCGGGTGCCCATCGGGGAGACCGTGACGGTCTACGAGGATGATGGCACGTGGAGCCGGGTCAAGTGGAAGTGGAAAAAGGGCTACATGATGTCCGGATTCCTCGTTGACGCTGATCAGGATGAAGTCACCTATTATATCGTGACCATCCCGCACCTCGCAAAGCATCATGCCGAAGCGCTGGTTAAAAATTATGATGGAGCGATCATGAACGTGGAGGGAGGTGGAGTCGGATGATATGGGACATCGTCAAGGCCGCTGGAGTTCCGGCCTTGCTACTGGGTGTGATTATATCCAGCTGGGTGCAGATCCGGAGCGTAAAGCGCGGCGTGCAGGCGCTGCTGCGGGACAGACTGCTGCAAGGGTATAAGTTTTACCGGCGGCAGGGATGGGCCGACGAGGACGACCGGTCGAACCTGGAAAATGTCTATGTGCAGTATCACAATCTGGGAGCCAACGGCGTGATGGATGACTTACACAATAAGTTTCTCGCGCTGCCAGCGGACCCTCCGAAGACAGCACCGGCGGAGCAGACGCGGACGGTGCAGTGAGGTCGAGCGCCTGGAATGAACTATATTAGATAGGAGGATGGACCATGAATTGGGATTGGAAACAGTGGGCACTGGCTGCTTTGGTACGCGGTATCAAAACCTTCGCTCAGACCTTTGTATCCATGATCGCGGTCGGCGCGGCATTTTCGGAAATCGACTGGCTGCGGGCCTT